CTAAGTAAAGGGGCAGGCGCAGTTAAAGCCGTTTTTGGTGGTTTGGCAAGTATTACAAGAGTATCAAAAGCTTTAGCTGGTATCGCAAAAGGCTCTCAAGCTGCAAGCTCGGCATTAACATTCTTGTCTGGAAGTTCAAAACTTGCTAAGGGTGCGCTAATCGGACTAAACATTTTCAGTAAAGTGGGCGGTTGGATTGGTTCAGCAGTTTCAGCAATCGTTGCTTTCCTCGGTCCAGTTGGACTAGTGATTGCTGCAGTAGTGGCAGTTGGTGCAGCTTTCGTTGTCCTATGGAATAAATGCGAAGGTTTCAGAAATTTCTTCATCGGGTTATGGGACGGCATTGTCAACATCTCTTCAAAAGCTTGGGAAGGTATCAAAAATGCTTGGAATGGCGTTGGCGAATGGTTTTCTAATCTATGGAACGGCGTTAAAGAAACGGCTTCAAATCTTTGGAATGGTTTCTTAGAAACAGCTAAACCAGTCATTGAAGCTATTAAGAACGCATGGGATAGCATTACAGAGTTCTTCTCTGGATTGTGGGAAGGCATTAAACAAATTGCCTCGAACGTTTGGAATAGTTTCCTAGAGGGCGCTCAACCAATCGTTGAAGCGTTGATGAATGTATGGAACGCCTTGACGGAGTTCTTTACGACATTATGGGACGGTATTGTTTCAATCGCAAAAACGGTTTGGAATGGTATTGTCGAAGTTGTGACGGCTGTTGTTGAGACGGTTAAAAACGTCTGGAATGGAATAGCGGAGTTCTTTAGCAACCTTTGGAAAGGAATTACAGAGGCGTCTACTATTGCGTGGAATGGTTTTGTCGATTTCCTTACTCCTATCGTTGAAACAATCAAAGGATTGTGGAATGGTTTTGTTGAGTTCATGACTGGCGTTTGGAACGGTATTGTTTCAGTTGCTACTACTGCATGGAACTTACTACAACCAATCGTGGAGGCGGTATGGACTGCTATTCAGACATACATTTCAACGGCTATTCAAACAATCCAAACTATAATCTCTACTGGAATGCAAGTTGTCCAAGAAGTATGGAATGCGGTTTGGACGGTATTTACAACGATTGTTCAGACTGTATGGACGGTCATTTCAACGGTAATTTCAACTATCTTGAATGTGATTGCTGGAATTATCAACACGGTTACCGCTGTAATCAAAGGAGATTGGAGCGGTGCTTGGGAGGCAATCAAAGGAATTGCAAATACTGTTTGGGAAGGTATTAAGACAATCATTTCAACAGTTATCAATGCAATTAAGGACATCATTAGTACCGTTTTAGGAACGATTAAAAATACCGTTTCAGCGATTTGGGAAGCTATTAAGAGCATCATAACAACAACAATCAATGCGATTAAAGAAACTGTGGTGAATGTCGCAAACGCCATGAAAGAAGGTTTCTTGGGTGCGATGGACGCACTTAAAGGCGGAGTTTCAAGTGCAATCGAGGCGATTAGTGGTTTCTTTGGCAGATTATGGAATATTGATTTAAGCGGTGCAGGACGTGCGATTATGGATGGTTTCCTCGGTGGTTTGAAAGCTGCTTGGAGTGCGGTTACTGATTTTATCGGTGGAGTTGCTAACTGGATTGCAACACACAAAGGTCCAATCAGCTATGATAGACGATTGTTAATCCCAGCAGGGGAAGCTATCATGGGCGGTTTCAATAGAGCTTTAATGAGTGGATTTGAAGTTGTAAAAAGCAACGTGTCTGGAATGGCAGGCGGTATTCGTTCAATGTTTGACGATGCAGGCTCAAGAGTTTCAGCGATGTCAAATGCTTTGCAGGGCGATTTCTCAAATAACGTATCTGGCACATTATCAGCTACTTATGAAGTCAACCAGACGAAAGAGCCAGCGGTTATTAACCTTGCACTTGGTTCTAATGATTTCAGAGCATTTGTTGCGGACATTTCCAACATTCAAAGTAAAGAAGAAAGGATAAGATTGAAGGCTTCAAGCCTTTAATGGGTTATTAAATGTATATTTTTAACGACACAACAAAAGGCACACCAACATTTAATTCTGGTTTAGAAGTTCAATTTGGTGGTGTAAGCCTCAATCAAGAAATGAATAACGAGGACGGAACATTCTTTGTGGCGAACACAACAGGACGTGATGTCCTCGATTTTCGTCATGAAACATCGACTATCAAAGGTCGAGACGGTCAATATCTCTATGGTGCGACTTATAAAGAGCGTGAAATTGAGATACAGGTCAAACTAACAGGCTATACTGATATAGGAATGAGAAAGCAGTACGAGCGTTTAAACCGCTTGTTGTTTTCCCGTAAAGCTAAGAAATTAGAGTTTGGCGATGACGCAGGTCGATATTACAAGGCAATCTTTTCAAAAGTTAAGAAGCCTGAATTGGAAGATGCGAATGATACGGTTATCAAGTTGCATTTCATTTGCTATGACCCATTCAAGTATACTGAGCCTAAGACCGTGACAACTAACACGGTAACATACAACGGAGATTTTCCAGCAGAGCCTATTTTGAGGCTTACAACTCAAGAAGGTTCTGAAATTCGTATCTTACACCTTGAGTCACAAAAATATATCAGATTAAAAGCTGCTTATATTCAAGGTTCAAGTCTACTAGTAAATTGCGAAACGAGAGAAATCACGTTAAACGGAAGAAACGAGTTGATGAACTTTGATATGGTTAACAGTCGTTATTTCAAACTCCAAAAAGGCGTTAATACATTTCAAGTCGAAGGCGCTGTGTTGAATAGTATTGAGTACAAAGAGGTGTTCGCATGATTTACTTATTTAATCAAATGGAAGAATTGATTGATGTAATCGATGAAGCGAGCCTTGCAGAGTTTACTCATACGATTGAGTTAAATCAGTTTGATAGATCGAGTTTTGAAATACCAATAGATTACAAACCAAACATTATCAAAGAAGTCCAGTTTTTCGGTTTTCAATCGAAAGACGGGGCTTTTTGTTTATTCAGGATTTCGGAGAAATCTTACGACATCGGATTAACTATTCAAGGTATAGACAGAGCGGAAAGCGACTTGCATTCATTCATCATCGAGAATAAGCGACCTGGTGGAACTGCTGACCAAGTATTGAGTGGAATTTTAGAAGGAACAGGCTATCAATTAGGAAATGTAGACGGCTTGACTAGAACAGGTAAATTGAGTTTCTACTATATTTCAGTTCGTCAAGCGCTCGTTAAAATAATTGAATCGTACGCTTGTGAGTTCAAGATTAGATATACCTTTGTCGAAAATAAGATAATCGGACGATACATTGACCTAAATCAACGATTTGGACGTGTTACAGGTCATCAATTCGAGTATGGCTCTAATATTCTAAATGTTACCTACGAAGAATCGTCCGATGATGTTGTAACTGCTCTTATCGGTCGTGGTAAGGGTGAACAAAGCACGGATGAAAATGGGGAAGCTACGGGCGGTTATGGTCGTAGAGTCCAGTTTAAAGATGTTGTTTGGACTGTATCAAATGGCGACCCTGTCGATAAGCCTGCAGGGCAGAATTATGTAACAAATGAGGCAGCTAGAAATATCTACGGATTGCATCAAAACGGAGTTATTAAGCATCGTTTTGGCGTATATACCAATGAGGATATTGAAGATCCTGTTGAGTTGCTAAAAGCGACTTATAAAGAGCTGCAACGCTTATCTGTTCCAATCGTAACATTTAAAGCCAATCTTCTAGATTTAGTCAATGCGATTGAGCAAGATATTTGGATTGGTGATAGCGTAGGAATCGTAAGAGACCAGATAGGGATTGCTTTTGAAGCTAGAATCCACAAATTGGTCATCGATAAATTGGATAATAACCGTTCAGTTGCTGAATTAGGCGATTATCAAACGTTACAAGCTAAAGACCGTGCAACACGTCAACAAGCAATAATAGATGCAGTGAGTGGTTTTAGCGAATCACTAATTGAAAAAGCTGTTGTGGATGAAGTCGAAAGGCGAAATAAAGAATTCGATGAGAAAGTGCGAATCAACAAGCTTGAATTTGATAATGCTATCAAAGAATACGAAAACAAAGCTGAAGAAACTAAGCGTGCGCTATCTGATGAAATCAATCAAAGGTTCCAAGAATTCAGCCCAACTGGACTTGATGAAATTAAAGCAAAATCAGAGGAAGCCTTGAAAAAAGCTGGGGCGAGTGCTGACCTTGTTGAAGAATTGAAGAAAAATGTTGCTAAAAACACAAATGATTTCCAGCGTGTTAAAGAAACTAATCAACTCTACGAGCGTATCTTGGGTAGTACGGATTCAAACGTTGCCTCAAACGTCGCTCGTATGGCTTTAACCTCAGAATTGTTTGAGGTTGAAGTAGGAAAGAGATTTAGTAATCTTACTAATCTATTTTACGCGCCAACCAAGATTCCTAAATACATTTCATCAGTCGCGACAGATAAGCATTTAGAACGTGTTAGTTTTGGTGATCATGATGGTATCAGAATTAACTATACTGATTCTATGTCAGGGTGGTTGGGGGTTCGATTCCCTCTTACTAAAAAGTTTGTCAAACAAGGTGAGAGTCTTGGGTATCGTATCGAGATTGAAGTGGATAAGGTGCCTAAAAATGGTATGGTTTTAATTCAATTATTGGATAACACTCCAGAGCTTGGGATGTATTACGCCTCTCAAATTTTGCTTAATAAAACTGGCAATCAGGTATTTACAGGATATTTAGACATTCCTTATACTGGTGAGTTAAACGAGTACAGTCTTAGATTTACTCTTACAAGCCCTGGTAATATCGTTATTCATAAGCCTATGGTTGTTGACAAACGCATAATTCCTGACGAATTCGTAGATAGCACTGACTACAACAACGAGTATAATCGAGTGTCTATGTCATTGTTAAAAGATAGTTTTGCTATCCAAACCTTGACTAGTCCAGGAGCAGTAACATCTCAAATCAATTTAGCACCTAACGACGCTTTGATTGAAGCAAGTAAAATCCGACTAAAAGGTCGAACACTTGCTGATGAAATTACAGCGATAGACGGTTATTTTAAACGATTGTTTGTGGGTGATGCACGAATTGGAACGCTTAATTCAGATATCATCAGAGCCGATTCAATCACGGCTGATAAGCTAGTTATGGATTCTGCTATGGCTAGAAGATTCGTCGCTAGTGATTTATTCACGGATACGCTCGCTGCTAAAACAGCCTTCATCAACAAACTACGGTCAGTAGTAGTATCAGCAACCTTGCTTGAAGGTTATAAAGGAAAAATAGGTGGATTCCAAATCGGTACACATGATAAAGATCCAAGCGTTTCTTGGTTGACTGGTACCAATCAATTTGCAGTTGGTATGAGTAACGGTAGCTCAGCTTGGGGTCAAACCGCTCTTTGGGTAAACTGGGGAGATAACTGGGATAAACCAGGCAACTATGCCTGGTATGTGAAACGAACAGGAGAAATGTTCTGTTATAACAAAGCACAATTTTGGAATGTCCCTCGGATTCACGGAAATCTCGAAGTGACTGGCGACGTCTTCTATTACATTGACAGATCGAGTAATAAAGTCGGTTATTGGGTCCACTCACCTTCATATAAACGTATCGAGGAAAGCAATGGTTATGCCTATCTATATCGCCAAACTGGCGGTTATTCGTGGGTTCCTTTAAACAAAGATATCTCAGACCGTAGATACAAGACTAATATCAAAGACAGTCAAGTATCAGGTTTGGATGTTATCGAGCAGTTGAAAACCTATTCTTATCGTAAGGAATACGATGACAAGATTGAAGATATCTCATGCGGTATCATGGCTCAAGATGTCCAGCGAGTTGCACCAGAAGCGTTTTTTGAAAATCCGGACGGTGCTTACTCATATAACACGTTCGCACTTGTGCCTTACTTAATCAAGGCTATTCAAGAACTCAAGCAGAAAGTAGAAAGGTTGGAAAAAACATGAACGGACAAGACAAGCAGATTAGTAGTCTCACGATTAAATCATTGAGTGAGAGAATTAGCAATGAAGCTACTCAATCAGCTACACTAGAAGCTCTATACACAGTTACAGCTATGGAATTGGAGCAGATGAAACGAATCATCGAATCAGATGAAGAACTAAAAGCAAAATTTGAAAAAGTAAGAAAAGAAAAGGAAGAATAATATATGACATTTAAAGTTATCAACAAATACTTACAAGAAAACAACCGTACATTCGTTGCGGTTCGTCAAGAAGCACCATATACGGCATTTGACCGTGTATTGATCGGTAATCACATGAATGAGTCAGATGAAGACTTGATTAAAGCGGTCATTGCTCAAGTGACTACTGAATTCAATCCAGCCGAGGGAGTGAAGAAACTTCAAGAAGACTTGCAAACGCAAGCTGAAAGTTACGAAGAAAAACTTGCTGAGAAAGATGCAAAAATTGCAGAGGTAAAAGCCGTTGCAGATTGGGCAGTATTGGCTCGTGTTACTGATACAGATAACCCGCTTGATCCAACAGTCTTCAAACGTGGTCTTGAATTGGTTGACCTTGGTAAAACTGGTAAGACTTACCAACCACAAGAAATCTTCACTCTTGAAAATCCAAACCACATCGAAAAATATCAAGAAGGTAGACGTGTTATGGTTCAAGTCAACGAGTCATTCACTTATCAAGGAGAAACACTTGAACAACTTGCATCACTTGAGCAAAATGGCAAGTTAGGTATCTGGAAATGGACTGAACCAAAAACATCAAGCGACTTGAATACTCAGCCAGTACAATAGTCAATTATTTAAGAAAAGGAGGTGGGTTAATTGGATTTTCTAACATTAATCGATAAACTCACGCCCGTTTTAATCGTTATAATACCAAGTTACTTTTCATTTAAAAGTACAAAGAACACAAAAGAAACTGAGAAACAAATCAACGCCCTATCAGACAAAATTGAAGGGCTTGAAAAATCAGTTGGTGAAATCAACGAAATCGGGCGAGAAAATCGTGATAATCTTTCTTTAATCGGAAAAGGTTTGCAACGATTGCAACGTTTTCGATTGCAAGAAAACTTAAAAAAAGCAATTAGGCGTGGGTGGACCAATCAACATGAAATCGAGG